ATTACTATTATTCCCGACGAAGAAACCGCTGTTGATGCAGCTTTAGCCAAAGCAATACCAGGGGATTTAGTGGTTATCTTTGGTGATAATATTTGCTAAAAGTATCGCCATAGCTTTTTCCCCGATTATATTCTTAATCCATGTAATTAATGCTTTCATGATAAACCTCCCTTTTGTTTATTATATTATAAACCGACACCATTCAATGTGCATAGGATCGGGAATTCGCCAATCACCGCCATAAAAAAAACCATATTTGCGGAATATAACTATTATATCATGATTTAATCTTTCAAGCGAACCATAGGGATATTTCTTTGGAGCAATATCAATAGCTATTCCCCATGAATGCTTGCTTAATGTACTTTTAATATTCCAATTCTTATGACGTGGTACATAACAACCACCACCATTAGAAAGATCAATTTCATCAATTAATCCATTTGCTATTATTTCAGTGAATGCTCCAGCAACCTGCGGAGCAATATGTTTATTGCACCATAATTTTTTGCCGTTAACATTTAACATGATTATATTCTCGTTACGCCAATTATCAGTAACAATTATTCTGCCACCGCCAGCTTCTTTATAATTAAACTCGCCAAAATACTTTTTTATCTCGTCTGATCTTACAGGGGTTAATTGATTTTTATTATTAGTTGTTTTTAATATATCATCAATTTCGTTTTCTACCAGCCCGAGCATATCTTTCATTTCTCTTAAATTATGTTTTATTATTTCTATTTGACTTTTCATGCGGTTTCTTCCTTTTTTTTCTCCACAAAGCCAGAACAACGCGGACAAAGAACCCCAATAATTGCATCCTTGTACTGAATAACTTTATAATTTCTTTTATCATTGTCAGGCTCAAACCAATATTTACAACGGCGACAAGTTACCCATTCATTCATGGTAAACTCTGTACTGGTATATACCCATACTGTCCGATTAATATTCCTGTTGAAATACAAATGCCGGGACTTGTTGCGTGCATATAGGCTTCACCTATTGCACCCGGCGTTGTCCCTTGCAGTCCAGCACTTGTTGTTGATTTTAATATAGTTGAATTATTATTAAATGATAACAACAAATCGCCGCTGGCATTTTTTACCGTAGTACTTGATATGGTTGAATCATACTTGATTTGTACATTACTTCCATCACCGAATTTTAAATTTACATCATTGTAAACCTGCACTCCCGAACCACGTGATTCTATTTTACTATTTGAATAAATTCTGCCATCAGCCTCGATCTCATCCTTAAAATATCCATCACCATCGCCATCAGCATAATCCACAGACCCACCATCACCCACATGCAAATCAATACATCTAATACTTCCCGTAGCATATAATAAAATATAAGCAGTACAATCTTCAATTAACGAGGCGGTTGTTGTATCACCGGAAACAACATATATATCGCCTCTATAACTCCAATCAACGGTAATCGTTGTCGTGTCCGGATTAACCTTGAAAAATTGTACATCGTAAAAATCGGCGATCGCTACTGACGGTAAAAATGCCAACAGAAATAAAATCTTTTTCATTTTTTTCTCCATCCATCAATTTTTTTTAATGCGAAACTCGGTATTGTGTAATAAAAATCAATATCATCGTGCCTACATCCGATTCTCATATAATAACCAGTATTTCCAAACGTAATAGTGAAATAAAAAGGTATAGATAAATAAAACGCCCATGCGTGTCTTTGACATGGATTTGGAAACATTTGACCATTATGTTCTTTCCAATCTTTAACCCTGAATCCAAAAAGAATTACTGGAGGTTGAAATAATTTATATGATGTCCATGATCTCGGAATATAACATAACGGGAATATCCAATCATTATGTAATTTTCCCTTTAAATGATCCGGCAACGCACTATTTGGCACTTTATTTTACTCCTCTTTATCCATTATGCCAGCCCGAAGAATCAATATAACCAGCTCGAGTACCATCAATCCAAAATTCAAATTGATCGCCAACTGAAGCATGAATGATATAATCACCACTTCCACCCAAGTTAAATGCTTTATCACTTGACATATTTAATGTATCAGTAATTGTAACCGCACCGTAAAATGTTGCATTTTGACTTGCATCAAGTTTTAATACAATATTTCCACCTGTATAAGTATCAATTATATCCGAACCTGATTCCAAAATATAGGTATTAGAACCTCCGTCTAAGTAAAGTTTTTTTGTTGTATCAAGTCTGAAATCCACTCCTGTCGTGGCTATAATAGCATTGTTATGATCTATTACCATGTGTCCTGTGCCGCCAACCACAAATTGCATATAATCGGCTGACAATTCAGTAATATAGGAATTACCGCCGCCATCAAGGTAGAATTTTTTTGTTGCGTCAATTCTAAGATTACATGACGATAATGCAACCTCTGTGCTTGCATGACTTATCGCAAAATAACCAACTCCACCGACGGTCATTTGCAAAACATTGGCACTGGATTCAGTTATATATGAATCCCCAATACCATCAAAATAAAGTTTTTTTGTTGCAGCTATACTTGAATCATCACTTAATGTAATACCAGCACTGCAAATCGGTTTACTGCTAAATGTCTTAATTCCAGCAATAGTAATATCACCAGTCAATAAATCTGTTCTCAAATTATTATACTGCGAAGCAAGTATGTCGTCTCCAGCATTTACCGCACTACTTAGTATTGCCATTTTTTAACTCCCTCTCAATTAAATAAGCCATTATTGTAGAATTACCAATTTCTATATTTTCTAATTTCCATTTTTCAAAATCTTTATAATCAAATTCTTTTAATGCTCTTATTGTTATTAATGCTTGTTTACTGTCGTTTATTTTCATATTAACTTACCGTTAATTGACTTTCTATAGTCAGTGTTTCATTCGTTGTTTTTGTTATCGTTCCCGAAAAATTAGCATATTGAAACATTGTTCCTGAATTAGCACCAGCACCAGCATCTTCCCCAAATAAAGCAAATTGCGTAAGCGAATCATTTGCTTCACCAGCCGCAAAAAATGTCTCTATCGTTAAAACTGAATCCGTAACCGTTGCAGTTGCTAATAATTTTCTGGTATGTTCGGCAAGCATCTGCGTATCACTTATTAATGGTGTTGATTGACCAGTACCAACAGCTCCATACGTTATAATTCCTTCATTTGCTTTTGCTCCAACATCACCAAGTCTATTAGCAATAGCAATCAATCCGACTGTTGGCTCAATATTATTTATCCATTTTGAAATAGATAATATCTTGCCTGTTTTTGAATCTCTTAATATTGTTCGTATTCTGCCTTTTAATCGTATCATGTATTAACCCCATTCAGCTAAATTCCAGCGTCCTTTATCCGGCGTAGTTCCAGCATCATTGCTCCATTTATACGGATTGCCTGACACATTCTCAAATAATGTCTTTGTTATCTCGGTAGATATGTTGAATGTACTTTTAAATATTTTTAATCGGTCAAGTATTTCGTCTGTTCTTTCAGATATATCCCTTCCACCATCATATAATGATAATAAAAACTCGGTCAATCCTTTGAGTTTTGTTGCAAAAGTAACCTCGTACTCAAATCTGCCAACACCTAAGGATGTCGCTGTTACATTCTGTATTAAATATTGTGCATTTTCGTTTCTTGATGAAATATTAATTGTTAGTAGTTGTCCTGACCTATATCCATATTGAGTAGTTGTAAATGAACCCTCTACGAGAGGATCCGAGTATTGATCTAATTCTGCTTTACCTCTCGCCCTCGCCTGTTCTTTTGTCTCAATCGTATCATCTGAAATTAAAGGTGATTCATAAATTCCGTTGCCACCCTCTCTTTCTTTCATTAATTCTATACTTTCTTCATCATCCTGTCGGGCAAGTATCGGTTTCTTGTATTTATATGTAATTTTTATTTTATGTCCAGCAGTCAATGTTCCATAATCAAGATTTTTTATAACCTTTTCATTAACATTAACCACAAAATCAAAACCAGAACTGTCAATATTATCTATGCCAAGTGTTTTTAATACATATCCACCTCCCGTATCAACATATACCGATATTGGTGTATAAGGCTGATAATCAACATTAAATGATGTTTGTGTACCATCAGCGACCCTCTCTTGCGTAAATAAATCAGAAAATTCATAACCACCACGAACAGTTACACTATTTTTTAATTCTGTTTTATTAATCGTTATGATCAAATCTCGATATTCACCACTTGTAGCAGTTTCATTAAGTTCATACGGAGCAATATTTGTATCTTCAATAAAAAAGTGTATATTTTTTTCATAATCAACATACCAATCATAGCCGATCAATTCTGCAAGTTCAATTATACACTCCATAGGAAATTTGTAATTGAATGATATATAATCAACATTTAATCCGTCTTGCACATAATATGTACCGAGTTCTGGTGCATATACACTTACTATATCTTTTATAATATCTCCTGCGTCAACATCTTCGTATGTTTCAACTACAAGATTTTTATTCAAATCATCAGTATAATCATTACATGAAATTTCATAACTATATTTTCCATGAGCATATTTTGTCTGTGGAATCTCAATGATTCTGCCGCCAAACCTTAATATCGGTGTTGATATTACGGTTTCTCTATAATAAATTAATACTTCCTGT